AATCCATTGTAGTTGCAACTACTTTATAGTCACCACCGTTTTCCATATTGAGTATGTATCCTGTAGCGTCTGCTGGAATAGCACTATCTAATCTTACGCCACTGGACACAGGCATAGGATTTAACGTATTTACATAAATAGCATCCCCTAATTTACTATAAACGTCTTCTAATTCGTCTAATAATGGCATAATATCATCAAGTAAACTTTCTCCGTACAAATCATCTTCATCATTATTGTTGTGATAATGAATTGGTAAGCCACATACATTAATGGATGAATCATATAAACGCATTTCTGCACCTTCATTCGACCAGCGTTCCACGTAATTGGGATAATACACATTATAATAAGCGATCCCACTGTATGCATCTGTCCAATGCTCAATAAAAGCAATGTATTCACCCAAATCACTATATACAGGATAACAATCTGCATTATTTAAAATTTTGCTTTTGATTGTTGTATCTTCAATATATACAACCTCATAGGCATCACCATACTTGTTTACATGGTCAATAATTTTATAATCTATGGCATCATAAGAACCCATTTTATAAATCTCTCTAAAATTCTTTACAGTACATTCATCACCAGTCAGAGAAATTGGTTTTCCTACCAAATATGTATTATGAAAATCAATGATGGTTTTCGCATAGTTAATAATTGTTTTTCTGGTAATCATTTCCTTTCCCTTATATACTGCATCTTCTCTGCGTAATACATTGTGAATCCCTTTTAAATAATGAATCGTGGAGATTGCATGACTAATTCTTCTAGCATGATATGGTCGATTTACTTCTTCCTCGAACCAATGAATATTATCATCAAAATTCTTTGTTATATATTCTTTTATATCCATATGTTGTCCTTTCTTTAAATTTTCTTGAAATAACTATAAATACCAATACGGGCTTTTTAACCCTTGTATTGCCAGCCAGAGAGCAGAAACCATATCATCATGCGCTCCTGTAACTGCCCCCATTTTTCCGCTGTCAGACATGACGAATACTTTCATTTCATTCAATGTTTCTTTTGTTTTTAGATGAATCAATCCTTTATCAAACCATTCTACTGCATCATTAACGGCAATACTCTTTGTCTTTGCATTGGTATCAAATCCCCATTTCCATTGAACTTTATTAAATTCATCATAGGTCTTATATTTAGCCAAGTTACGATACTGATAATCATATCTGAGTCGTTCTAAAACTGCGTGACCTCCAGATGCTTTTTCTACAACTAAATGTGCTTTGTTGTACCAATTACCAAGTAAATAACATACCTCGGCATATTCGTAAGGTTTAATTTTATTATTTCTAAAAGAGCAGCATTCAAAACCATCCTTATCAAATAATAAGAGAGTAGAACTATCTTGTCCTACTCCCTCTGATACATCTATGCCAGCCCAATAACGTCTGCCTATTTTGGGAATTTGGTATATCTTCAACGAGCCACTATTAACCCATTGACGTAATTGTTTTGGCAAATCCCGTATTTTCTTAATATCTATCGTCTGTTCTTTTAATAACGATAATTGCCTGTTGATTTTCCATGTATTAAAAATATTTCGTCCTGTAGTGAGAAAACATTCCACATCTGTAGAAGGATATTCAACACAAAAGGTATCTTCTCCCTCTGTAGCAATTTTCATTCTCCTCCAAATGATCTGTTCCGCTGTTGCACCAATTTTGGCCAGTTCTTTTTCCTCTGCTGTATATTTGTCTGCGGCAAGCATTATATTTTGATTCTGTGCTAAATATTTCTGTACTGCCAAATCATACTGTCCCTGAAACAATGTTTTGCCGTTAATCCAATTGAAAAAACAACATCTAAAACTATTTTCCTTGTTCTTAGACTGGTAATACATTTCGCTGAATTTATTAAAGCCATTGGCTGTACTTTCTATTACCAACTGAGAAGATTCGGAACATGCCTGCATTAAACTTTTTAACTGCCGTTCTGGATCTTTCCAAAACGCAAATTCAGATAAATGAACAATCCCATTATAAGTACTTCCTCTGCCTACATCTTTGTTTCCAGCAGTTAAACAGACAATACTGCTTCCATTGGCAAAGGTCAATGCCTGTCTATTATTTTGTACCAATTCTGGCTGTAACCATTTAGGTAAAGAAAAAAATTGCTGTTTTAGTTTATCAAAAATAGCGTTGGTGCTACTTTGATTATGAGAAACCAAAAGACAGTTTGTGTTTCCGTTTATAACGCAAGCACGAATGCTCAATGCCACACAACATACAGAAAGTCCTAACTGTCTTGATTTCAATACAATATTTTCATGTTCGATTTCAGACACAAACGCTTTTTGCTCTGGTGTTAAGATGAATGGTACAATATTTCCTTGCTTATCTGCTATTTTAATGAATGTTTCTATCCACTGTATTTTATTTTCATCTTTCCACAACCATTGCAGTTTCTTTTTATTTTCATCCGATATAGCCATAATCACTCCAATCCAGGAATGCTCACACCAGACAAAAATGCATCTATTTCATCTTCACTTTCTTTAAAATAATCGGATTTAGCAAAGGATTCAACCCATCTGGCTGCATTCACATCACCCTTTAATGCCTTATCAAGCATACTGTTATAAAGTAAAGATAATTGGTAGTTCTTCATATGCTTATCAAATATCTTCTGGCAATCAATTCCTTCTGATGATGTAAGCCATTCCTCATATATATCCTTTGACAGCGGAAGTTCTAAGTCCTTAAATTTCTTATCTTCCTGTTTGTTGTTGTGCCAGATTAGAAATAACGCATGTTCTTTATCTGTAGCAGAACACAATTTGTCGAGCAAACTATTCATCGGTATCTCCTTCATTCTCAACATATGTATCATCATATACTGTTAGTGGTTCATACATTTTCAATGCTTCTTTGGCTTTGTCCCAGACATCACACAATGCCATTAGATAATCCGTATCGGAATCGGGGGCGTACATTTCTGCTCTAATAACCTTAATAATTTCATTATTCATTTTGCAACACTCCTCGTACCTGTCTCTCATACTATTTCTTCTGTCTTTCATGCTACTTCCTCCTTATTTTTTATATATTCATCAAATATACTTAAATCTTTTTCTAATAATTCTGGTGTGTTTCCTTTTGAAATTTCTTCATCATAAAGTGTTTTCTGTTTTTTATTCCAATTAATAGCCCATTCGTAAATTTCTTTTATGGTCTTTAAATCATATGCTTTACCTCGACACAAAGCAGTATATTTCTGGGCTAAGCCTCTGCTCTTGTTTGCATTTGCAATATCACTGGTTTTACGTTCCTTCAGATTGTTCCAGCCATAATTATTCTGATAGTGAATTGCAAATTTGATACAAATATCTTTATCTTTATATCGACTATAAGCATTAGGAATTCTTGTGATTTCGTTATCAAACGTCTTAGATAACAAAATGTCCTCAAAACGGAATACATAGATAATATGATTCTGCTCTAACAATTCGTTATAGCGTATAGCCGTTCTTTTATTGATTAAGGAATTTACATTATTAAGTGCTATCCCACAGACTTTTCCTTTATATTCTTCCTCTAACTTACTGCTGTGATTAAAGCATCCGACCAAACTGACAAAATATCTGAATAACTGAAATTTATCTGTTTTCGTGTCCAGATTCATAATAGTATTTAATTCATCAGAAGTAATAACCACAAAATATTCTGATCCACGTTCAAAATACAGGCCAGTCACATCACACAGGAATTCATTCTTTCCTATTTTCTGATTTATTTTAATAAAACCAGAAGAAACCAGTTCATCAAATCCATCCTGTACCTTCATACTTTCTTTCCTTGACGGCATTTTACCGTATAGCAGATAACCTATATAATCAATACTAAACAATAAATCCATCTTGTTATGACTGAATGGTTGCAATGCAGCCCAAATACAGAATGCTCTATCTGATAACCGCTTATCCTCTAAAATTCTTTTAACAATATAAATATCTCTCATTCGCTTCTTCTCCTAACACAAGTAAATTCTTCATGGTGACAGTTAGGACATTTTTTGTGCCCAATTGACACCTACCATGGTGACAGAATGGGACACTTTTTGTGCCTAACTGTCACTTAATAAGTAATAGATAAAAATAAGTAATAGAT